CTAGAATGGGTGATGTTGGCTGAACAGCCGGGTAGTGCCCCTTCAGGAGCACATCCAACTGCTGGTCTAGCCATCCCGCGGTCTTCCACAAACCAGCAAGGTACAGCTGATTACGGAAAGACACGAGGGAAATCACCTCTTCAGCGTCCTTCAGTGATTCGGGGAACTTGCGACGGAAACGGATAGGGGTAACCCATTCACCGTCGTAGTAGTCCCCTCCACAAGACTCCCGGAACTTGCCGTTCCAGAAACTCTTGTCCTTGTTCACCTTAAGGCCAAAAGCCTCGAGGTGGCGGATCACTGAATCGACACAGTCGACGGGGACAATGATGTCATCCCCATAGACACGCACCTGGCCGCGCAGGGACAAAATCCCATTGCGGGTCAACCGGGTGTTGTGCGCTGACTGAACCCCCATCATGACCACGGTTAGAAACACCATGGCTTCAATGGGAAAGCAGAGCGCCGAGCCCATAGACGCGAACTTGGCCAACGGTATCACACCGTGACCAGGGACATCAGCCTTCGTACTCCGCGTCGCTTGAACAGCCTGGCTAAGCCAGGGCCATCTTCGCAACAAGGAGACTACATGCTGATTGGAGACCCTATCGGATGCTTCACTCATGTCAAGTGTGGCAAGGTTTCCCTTGCTACTCCCCTCGCAGGCCATGTGCCTGTTTGGGTCTTGAAGAGTGAATCCGACGAAACCTTGCACGACATTTGTTCGGGTGTTCTCACCCACCCAAAGTCGCTCAAGGTTCTGAACCAAGCGCTCCGAGATGGCCTGCTGCATGAACTGCATGCAGGTTGGCTCGATCGCGATGATCCTTGGGGTCTTCAGCGTTTTAGGTACGGAAACAACCCTCGCAGGTCGCTCCGTATCGGGCTCGAGGAAGTTGACACGGTCTATCTCTCGCCAATAACTGGCGGATGGGAGGACGCTATCCAGATATGGAAACGCAGCCTCCAACCGGACTGGCCATTCGACCTGTTTGTACTTCTGGTTTCCCAGAAGTTGGTCCGCGGTTGATCCGGGTCCGTGCTTGCCTCTCAGATTTCCTTCCCAGATCTCTCGATCGAGGTCGGACAAAACGTCTGAGAACAAGAGTCCAGAGATCCGCTCAAACTCCGTAAGGAGCTCGGGCGGAAGTACCTTCTCTGAACTTCGAACTTCCTGTTCTACATCGATGTACTGTTGCATGGCGCCTCTCACCCTCGCATCGCTGCAAGGGAGGAGGATCTTGCCGAACACCATTGTAAGTTGGCGAACGGCGAAGATGCAATCCACGCTAGGTACGTCGAGCAACACTCCAGTTCCACGGTCGAACACTTGAGAGAGGAAACCTTCGAGAAATCGAGGGAGACCACCACTGAAGGCAAAGCCTTGAAAGTGGTTGCTCTCAACCTTGCCGAGCTCCAAGCTTCTTTCGAAGCCCTTCGCAAAGCGAGGAAGGGTGATTGTTAAAAACTGATCACCCTCATGTTCGACACGCCTCTCGAGCTTTTTGTAGTCGAGAGTGGTGCTGGTGTGGCACCAGCTCGCAAGTTCATCAGCGAGCTGCTTCCACAGGACCATCAGGCTTTTCACTGTGCCCTCCTACGGGGGGGTCGCAGTCCCTAGCCTCACAGACCTTACACCACCACGATCCCAATTCCAACCGCAAACGGTTGAAGCAGGAGCTGGTACAGACTGATCCCCACAAGGGAACCAAGAATGAACCAGGTGAGTGATGTGAGTGTTCGCGACAAGACGCTCGGCGCCGGATGGTTAGCCCGGCGCCGCGCCTCAGTTTTCTCCACCCAGAAGCTGGGTGGCGCGAGCTCCCGAAGAAGCAGTCAGGTACGCCGTCAAGGCGTCCACGATCTGCTTCGCCTCCGCGACCGTGTACCCCACATCGGGGAAATCGGTCACAAGATAAACGGCGCCAGTCTGGCGCACGTTCACACCCGCCATAAGCGGGTCGGAGGCGATCTTCGAGTGATCAAGGCGCAGCATACGGCGAGCCCTACCCTTCCCGTAAGTGTGGGAAACGGTGAGCTTGACCGTAGCGTCATCCTTCTGGAAGACGCCGGAGTTCGTCCCGCTGGAAACACGGGGCAGACTCTG